TCTGCCATTACAGCTGAACGATTAATATAAGTTTTAAATTGACGTAGCTTTGATAATTCTTCGCTGAGTGAAACGATATGTTTACCAAAGTCATCATATAAATTTCCGCCTTCGCTTACGTGTCTAGCTAAAGCTCTTGCACCATTCAAGTGTCTAAATGGATATTTAAATCTTTCGCCACTGTCACTTTCAATATAAATGCTGTGTACGTGTTGTGTTCTTGCTCCAGGTAACTCTTGGTTAACTGGTTGTGTATGTTTAAGTACTAGCCTAGCTTTGTCTACATCTTCGTAACTTGTTCTACTAGTGCCGTACATTTTTGATTCACTCATTGTTTTGTCTCCGGCAGTATCGTTCTGTTTAGTTAAGTGTGAGTAATCTCTTTTATCAAGATTACTTTTTGTTATATCACGTGTATCAAAGTTAAGCATATTTCTTTTGGAAAACGATCTTAATTCTTTTAGAAAATCGTACCACTGTCCTTTGATGCTATCTGGCTGTTCGCTTACAAAAGTGTTGTTGTATGTTACAGCAACTTCTTTTTCAGTAAGTGACACACTTACTTTACCTAATGAATCTTCGCCTACTTTGTAGTCAAAGTCAAAATAACGTGCTAACTTAGGCTCGTCTGTTACAACTCCGTTTTCGTCACCGATTGTAACTGATGGAAATCTGCCTCTAATCTTAGCAAATAGCTGATCTGATATATTGTTCATATTGCTCATATAACTATTTATCTTATGTTTGTTGAAACAAATATAGGCATGGGCGGTGTTGCATCGTCGCCTGTATCCGCTTGATTGAAGGTTTCATACACTCTAGGATCCCAATCTTTTAATACTGCCATGATACGCATACTCAGTAAACAAGCACTCACTAGATCGTCTGTTTCACCTGGTTTTGCTTTAAAACTACTACCACTAGCAACAAAAGCCTTAAGTTCACTTATTAATACTTTGCTGTTTATTGTTAGCTTGTCGTTTTCAACCATGTTTTTTAATCTAGTACAAGCACTTATCTTTGTGCTGTGTGTAGTGTTAAATCCTTTTCTAAACTTACGTACATGACCTTTTCTAATGGGTTCTGATACACACATACCTGGTATATTCTCTTCGCCCATGTCTCTAATAACTATCAATGCACCTTCTCCGATGCTGTTGTTTTCTACTGACCAATAGATGTTTTGTCCATCATTTTGACAGCATTCTTTTATATAATTACAAATGTCTTTTAATATTCTTATCTGTGCAGGTATTGGTGTAGTGTTGTGTCGCCATTCAGCAACTTGTTTATATGTTGGCAATTCAAATACTTCAATAGCGGCAAAGTCGCCACCTGTTCCCATAGCAGGATCTAGTGCAACAACATAAGTGCTATTACCTTCTGGCTTACCATACCAACGTGTTTGCCCCATATTCATTGTAGGCTCGGTACCTTCTAAACTAGAAAGTTTAATACTGTTAATAAGTGTTTCGTCATAAACTAAGAATTCACAACCATACTCACGTCTAAATCTTTCTTCACCAATTCTACCTACTTCTACTTTAGCCCAGTCTTCATCTCTATCAGGATGTTCGTCCCATTTAGCAGTAAAGCCATGAAAGCCGTTAGTACCTATTAAACTTTCGTTGCCACTTTCATCAAACTTGTTTTGTGATTCTTTCCATATGATAGCAAACGTATCTTCATCTGAGTTAGGTGTGCTTGTGATAATTGCACGACCACCTGTTGCTAGTGTTGGAGATATCGAAGTCCAAAATTCATCTGCAATACTTGGATTAACAAATGCAAACTCATCACAGTATAGTAAAGATATTGACATACCTCTTCCTGTGTTACCTGTTGTAGTAGCACTAACTATTCTACTACCATTCTCAAATTCCATTGAACCTTTGTTGTAGTTTGTTACACCTGCCCTAATGCTATCAGGACATAATTCATATCCGTATCTAATACGTTGCATGATCTCTTGAGCACCTGTGTATTTGTGTGCGGCAATTAGTATTGTTTGATCTGGATGAAACATAGCATACCATAACAAGTATGCCGCGGCAGTAGTTGTCTTGCCACTTTGTCTTGGCAACATATTAATATTAAATCTGTGATTGTGATAACTTTCTAGTAAACGTTCTTGATACTGAAAAGGATCAAACATAACCTTTCCGTCAACAGGATGTTGTATATGAAAAAACTTTTGACAAAAATATAGATACCCTGTATCAGGATCTATACATTTCTTTAGTTCCTCAATTCCTGCTTCATTAAACTTTTCACGTTGGTGTGCTTTTTTGGTTAGAACACCGTCTAGACTTTTTGTAGTTGCCATACTAGTATTTATAGGTGAAAATAGCGTCCGAAGACGCTATTTGGTTTTACTAATTGGGAGGAAATTAGTTAATTAACCGCAATGACTTGCGTATAGTTTTTCAAACTTCTTACTATCGCAACCATACTCAGCAGTTATTTTTTTCTTCATTTCGTTTTTTGTACAGCCACTTGCGTTAAGTTTTTTCATTTTCTTTCCACAACCAGCTTCGTCAAATTTAGCTTCTTTATCTTCTTTCATTACTTCTGAAAGTTTTGCGTGTAGCTCAGCTCTAATTTCATCTTCAAGTGCCATTGGATTATCTCCGCCTGCAACTTTTGGATAAGATTTTTTCTGTCTGTTTAATCCACCTGCTAAATCATTTTGCATATAAGCTGTGTCTTGGTGTTGCTCATCTGGTGAATTGTCCCATTCGCCTTCGCCTTCTTGTGCTACTTCATCTTCGCAACCTGGCTCCATGTCGCCCATCTCTGGACCATCTTTTGGTGGCATAGGTAAATCCATTACCTTTAAACTTTTTTCTATGTCATCTCTTGGTGACAGTTTCGGCATAGGCGCCATTATCTCTGGCTTACCGCCTGCGTCCTTTACCATCTTCATTAATGTTGCTACGTCATCAGCAGTTTCACCTGACATCGAAATGCTCATGTTTACAGCTTCATTTAATGAATCAATTTTTTTGTAAATATCTTTTGCTTTCATTATTTGCTCCCTACTGGACTAGTTGTACTAACTTCACCCATGTCGTGTTTTTGTTCTTTATCTGGCTCACTTGCTACACTTGGATCGTTTGCACGATCTTTTCTAGTAGCTTCAAGCTCTTTAAGTAAGTCCATCACTCTATTACCTGCTACTTGTTTTTGTGCATCTGGATCAGCTGATTCCATCTCTGAACCTAACTTAGGCTCGTAAATTTGTTTGTAATCTTTGTCTTGGTATTCTTCTTGTGGTGCTTCTGCATCACGTAAACAAATATAAGCTGGATCAACTCCTGTTACTTGTGAAATATATTCACCTAGTATTTGTGCAGTAGTTGGATATGACAATTCCACTTCAAAGTAGTGAGTCTCTACATTTTGTAATTTAGGAAAGTCTAATGGACGTTCTTGAATTGGAGTCTTCTTAGGTGGCGTCATGTTAACAAGGCCAAATTTTTGCATACAGCTTTCGCAACTGTCTGTAAAACCTTCTGGTAAGTCCCCAGCAATACCAAACTTAAACTTATAAGTCTTTTTTGCTTCAGTTAGATATGTTTCAAAGTTCTTCATTGTATTTCCTTATATGTTTATTTATCCATGTTTTTCAATTTATCAAGCAAAGAGTTACGGTCAGTTACTACGTATCCTTCGCCATTTACAAGTGACTCGCCATCAATTCCACCTTCTTTATCCTGCTTTTCTTTCTTTAATTGCAGTTCAACCATCTTAAGTTTGTTCTGTAGCTTTACAGTTTTGGCGTCTAAATTAGTTTTAAGCATCTGTCCTGCAACCTCAAATACACGACCACTATAACGTGATTCTACGTTCATACCCAAATCCATAAGATCATCATATGCAGTCATGGCCTTGTCTGCTACTTCGTTTAGCTCTTTGTCAGCTAGTTCACCCAGACCCTTAACTTGTGGTAGTGCCGCACTAATTTTATCTAGTTCAGCTATTTCACGGAAGTCTTCTTTTTGCTCAACTACTGCTTTCTCCTTGGAGTCAGCCTTTTCCTTATCAGCCTTTATTATATCCTGGCTTTCAGGTAAGTTAAGTAGTTCTTCTAATTTTTTGGTCATATTTTTAAATCCATTATATGCTACTATTATTTAGTCCATTTAATGATCGTAAACTAACGTCTTTGAATCGTCAACTCTTGTTGGTTTGCAGTATGCAGTTATACGATCCTTGGCTGGGACCAAGTGCTTACTACCATAGTTTCCGTACTGTCTTGGTATGCGTCGAGCATAATACTGACATACATCTATACTTCTAAAGTACATTGGATTTGGTTGTTCCCTACGATCGTCTCCTGTTCCCAAAACTACAACTAACACGAATGCGTGGATTATCATTTACCCTCATTTTCTCTTCCCCTGATGGAAGATATCTTTTTCTGTAATTACTCTGAAAAAGATCTTTTTATTCTTACACCAATGTCTGGCGGCTTCCCACTTTGCAACATTCTGTACGTACTGTGCCTGTCTAAATTTATCTCTACCTACTTCCTTTAACTTCATTTGGTTTTCAGGTTTAACTTCTATAAGCTCTGCGTGTTGTTTACCTTTTGCATCTGTATACTGTATCATAAAGTCTGGAACGTAAACAGTCATCTTACCTGTTAAAGGATTTTTGTAAGGAATCTTTACTGCCTCACTTGCCCACTTGCTTACACTAGGTGACTCATCACAGAACTTCATAAAAGCAAATTCCCAACTTGATCTATACAAAGGAGTCTTGTTACCCAAGTACTTGTCTGGGTGCTTCATGCTGTATCTACCTTGTGCAAACTTACTTGCCATGAGCTTATACCAGTATGTTTCTAGTTTCTAATTTATTTTGTGATTGGTCTACTTTGTAGCCTAGTGAACTAATTTTTTGTCTATTGTAATTTAATGTTTCTGTTACTACTGACGACAGTTGTATTTCATCGAAACCTTTTAGTGTGTCAAGCAATTCAAAAACTTTTATGTCGTCTATCTTTGCTTGTCTCATTAGTACTGCACCTATTGTTTGTGCAGATAATCTTTCAAAGCCTCTTGTTTCAAAAAAACCTACTACAGCATCAACTTCGTTTGAAGGAAATTCTAAAGGTGCTGAGTAATATTCGCTAAAAAACTTTTTAACTTTTTCTGTAGTTCCTAATTTCTTTGCTGGAATGTTTGGCATTATGTATAAGTGCCTCCGTCTTTAATATTGTATGTATTCTTATTAGATATTGAATTCAAGTTACCTTTAGTTACCGCATTGTAGGCCTCCTTGGCTGATGAAGTGGCACTATTCCATGCACTTGAAATTGCATCTGGAGTTGCATCACCACCTGAAGCTAGGTGTGCCTTTTTAAATCCTTCTGCTTTAGTAATGCTGTCTAGTATACCTGGATTGCTACTAACCAAAGACGTTACACTACTTAATGATCCACCTTTAAGTTGACTTACCACTGCCGCACCTGCCGCCATACCTGCAACTGCTGTAGTAACATCAAAGTTGCCTGCACTTATTCCTTTAGGAAATGCTGTGTTGGCAACACCACTTACGTCAATGCCTCCTGCCTTACCTATTTGATCTTTTAATATACCAAAGCCTTCTTCACGCAATCCTTCTTTACTTAATTGTTTTGCGTTACCTATAACACTTCCAGTTTTTAAAACTGTACCTAAGAAACTTGCTGGAGAACTAAATGCTTGTCCACTTGTAATGTCTCCAAACACATCTGCCGCCCCTGCGGCTATACCACCTTGGCCAAACAAGTTAGCCGCACCGCCACCTGCTAATGAATTAGGTGATGGCATCTTATCATAGTGTCCACTTGCCGCTCCAAATGACTTAGGTGAAGCTCCTTCTTCAACTCCGCCTCTTGCATACCATACAGTTTCATATTGTACCTGCATAGTGTTCTGCACAGGATCACTTGAACTGTTTTCCATTGTATCGTGACCCCATTCACTAATGATAGGGTTAACTAAAGTAAAACAAGTATATCTATGTCTGTGTAGTTGATAAATTTGTATGCTTTCAAAGAAGTGTGAATGACTGTCGTTGTCTAGTCCGTATCTATAATGATTACCTTCAGCTTGATATGTATTTGATCTTTGATATGCACCTGATGTCGTAACAGGATCTGAACTTCCGTTTAATGAAGCATAGTTACCATCTTTGTAATAATAACGATAGTAGGCTTCCCACATAGCAGTAACCTGTCCATAGTTATCATCATGGAATACTATATTAATTGGATCGTAATCTAATCTTGTTTGTAAGTTTGCTTTCTTATTGTACTGATGTTTAAGTGTAGTACTAATAGAATACTTAGGTAAGTCAACACTCTTTACGAGCATATTAATTTCTCTTGTTTCTAGTTGCGGAATAATTTTCACTGCAACAGGATTCAAGTTAAAACTTACGTGATATAAAAATTTATGTTTGGGAGATAACCTGTGTGCGTCATCTACATATAGTCTGGCACCGTGAGCAAAGTCACCAAGGTTACCTTTTGGGCTTAAAGCACCACTAACTACATTATCCAAAAAACCGTTTAATTTATTTGCCATACTAATATTTATCTAAAAAATAAAGTACGTAGATAATAAAAAAGGAGCTCTTAATAAAAAGAGCCCCCTTTAAATATTCAGGAAATATTACTTAATTATAGATCTTATGTAGATCCACCACCTGTAATTAACGTATTAACAGTTCTACCTACTGCTGTACCTACGCCAGTTCCTTGTGGACTTTGTATTGCATTATCGTATCTGATAGCTAATGCTACAGTTACTGGATCGTTAGTTGCGTATGCTAATGTATTGTAGTTAGCACTTTCTAAGTAACAACCATACAATTCAAATGTTTCTAAAACGTTTGCTGTATTGATTCCGTTACCACCATCAAGTATTTCGATTCTTGTAACGAATTTGTAATCGCTACCTGAAGCCGCACTTGATTGTTCAAAGAAATCAAATTGTTTCTGTAGTTGTTCACCAACTAGTTTTTGTACGTTGTTTGAAACATCTTCTCTTAAGTTTAATGTAATTGGTTCCCAAGTATGTTTACCTGCTAGGTATACTCTTGAGTTGTATACATCAACTGTAATCTGTTCGAAACTTACGTTTGGTCTAGTTACGTCTACAACTTGTTTTGTTAGTTCTGTTGTTGGTGTTGAAACTCCAAAATTTTCCAGGCTCACTCTAAAGCGATACTGGAGTTTGGGCATCAACAAGCCCTGATTAGAACTAGATGCACTAGAATCTAATGGGACTGTAATTTTTGATAGTGTTGAAATTGCCATTGTTAATATCTCCTGTTTAAACTATTTATCCTTTTATAGTTGTGCTATTTCACCTGTGTTTTTGAGTCTCAACGGAATGTAAATAAACTCAACTGCTTTCACCGGCTCAATCGCTATATCCAAGTAAAGCTCATTTCTATCAATTCTTGAAGGTGTGTTGTTTGATTCATCACACACTACTAAGAAGTCATATAATGCTCTTTGACCTACTAGTTCTAACATTAAGCTATCTGCTTGAGCTTTGATTTCATCTCTTGTGATTTTATCATTTGGCTCAAAGATATATGGTTTAGCAAGTTTATCTAACTGTCCTCTTAGGTAAATTACTAGTCTAGCAACGTTAATTCTATCTAACGCACTAGCATTTTTGGCTCTAGTTTTTTGACCGTAGTTGACAAGTCCCGCACCTGTTAAGAATGTTATCGGGTTAATTTTATTGCTGTACAATGTATCACGTTGTCCAGTATTTAAAGCAACTGCTTTAAATTCACCTTCTGCATCAATGTATCCTGCACTTGAGGCGTTAGTAATTCCACCACGTCTTGTTCCTGCTGGAGCAAACCATGGAAATGAAACACTATCACTTAATGCTATTGTTCTAAGTATACCATGTGATGCTGGAACAACAATGTTTTTACCTGCATTATCACTTGTGAATAAGCTAGGATAAAAAGTTCCCATATACTCATCACTTGTTACTAATCCATCATCGTTATCTTCAACTGCAAGGTTTACGTTAGTTGCATAGTTGTTAATTGTTGTAGCATCAGCAGTTAATCTAAATGGTAAGTCACCAACAACAAATGCTGTTAAGCCTCTGTCTGTGTTTAGTGTAACCATTTCACCAATTAACTCTGAGTAACCTGGGCAAGCCATTAAGTTAAAGATTCTTGATTGATCGTCTCTAATGTCTTGGTTGCTGTTAACCATTGCTTGTAATGATTGTATAACAACTTTACGTTGAGCTTTTCTACCAAATGAACCTGAACCGTTTGCCTGGTTAGCTGATTCAGTTACCCATCTATGAGCATAGTAACCTGCCATTGACTCACCTGCGCCACTACCAAATCTTAGGTTGTTGCCTGATGTGTCAACTTGGTTTCTAACAAATTTCTTAACATTAAATCCAGAACGTCTTAAGTTCCAAAGCAACATACCTTTTGGATATAGTGCTGGATCTGGAGCGTCTGTGTCTAAGAAGTTTGAACTTAAAAGTGCTTCAATTGAACCTGCTGTTGAACTGTTTGCACCTGCTGTGTTGTATCTTGCATCAGCAAATAAAATACCATCTTCAGTAGTTTGATCACCGTTATCAACAAGTACCCACTTTAAAGTAGTTGAGTTGTACTTGTAAATCTTAGGATAGTTTTCTAAGTCTGCTGTTGAAATCCATAAGTCACCATTTTTAAGTGCAGTACTGTCTGACTGTAAAGTTGGCTCAGTAGCACTTACGATTGGACCTTTTGGATCTGTTTTATCACCAGCCGCCGCCGCAAAGTACGGAGCAGTTGAATCTTGATAACCTACCCAAGTAGTTCCATTGTGTATCATCATGTCTACTTCGTCAACAACTGAACTGTACCATAAAGTTTTATCAGCTGTTAAAGCCGTTACTGCTGTTGCACTTGCAGTATAAGTTAATACCTGCCAGTTACTTGCAACAAAGTCATGTGTACTATCACCTGTTGGTGCTGTGTATAAGTTTGGTGTACCTGAGTTTGCATCAACATAAGCACTAAATCCTGCTAATGCTAATACGCCTCCAGTGTCTTTAATTCTAAAGTCACCACCGTCATTGTGTGAAATAACAACTCTGTTACTTGCATCAACACTTGCACCTACATTTACAAAACCTGCACTATTAATAGCACCTGCAATAACATCAGCATCACTTGACGCACCAGTAGTTGTTACACTAATAGTTTTGTCAGCTTGTAAAGCCGCGTTATTAACTAAAGTTTCTTGAATGTTAAATGCGTATGTTCCTGCTGTAACCTGTGCCGCAACAATACTTGAAGTAATTGATGTTGCACCTGTTGCCACACGTCTGTGAATTTTAAAGTCACCTACAATAGTGTCCTCTGCATTATTATAGTTAATGTAAAGAGCACCTACTGCCAAGTTAGCACCGCCACCAGTTTTATCTAAACCGTATAACGCCGCTTGGTTAGTTGAGTAAATTGGAGCCGCCGCTGTTTCCCATAATTGAGTTGTGTTGTTCCATTTCTTAACTGACCATTTAGCACCCAAGTTAGGTTCTGTAGTTTTAATCCATAAAGAACCTGTTGGTTTTGGAGCTGTGTCTGTTGACTTGTATTCTGGAACTGATGTGTGCGGAGCAATAGTTAATGCTGGTGCTTTGAAAGTACCTGCTGTTAAACCAATCTCTGCTAATAGTGTAGAAGCATTTGCCGCCAATACAATATCTGCACCAGTTGAATAAATTTCTAATTTACCATCTACTACTGCTGAAGTTACACCAGCAATACCAGCCGCTGTAATTCCTGTTACTACATCTGAAAGTGCAGTACCGCCTGAAGTTACAACAGAACCGTTTAAGCTCATTGTAGCACCATTACTAATAGTTGGATTGCTTTCAGTTCCTGTTACAGTTGCCCATGAACTAATCCATGCACTTGAACCTACTTGTACCCAAGTACCACTTGCGTTTTTGTAGAAGAATTTATTTAAAGTTGTAGTTGCAACAATGGCATAGTCACCTACTGCGCCAACAGAAGTTTTAGGTGTTCCGCCTGTTACCTTAGTTGCATCTGTAATTACTGTTGGAAGTTTATTGCTAAAGCTCTGACCACCAGTTGTCGATGCTGAAGCACTATTCCATTCAAAGATTCCAAATACACTATTAGCAGTATCAAACCAGTATGTTCCGTCTGCTGGGTTTGCCGCTGGAGCCGTTGCAGTTGCAATTAGCTCTGTAGTGTTTAAATCTGCTCTAACTACGTAAGCTCTATTTGCCACTCCTAAGTATGAGTAAGCCGCTTGTAATCCGTATTCGTTAAGCTCGTTACCATGTAACGCATTGTTGTTAGAATCTGTATAGAAAGTTGGATCTCCAAACAATTCTGTTAATTCTCTTTGTGAAGTAATCAAATACGGTACTCCCGCATTTTTACTTTGTGTTCCTGTTGCTGTACCTGTTCCTGATGCGTTCTGTTTATCCTGTGCAGACGCAACGAAAATCATTGGTACTGTTCCTGGTTCCGCCGGCGTGTAAAAACTTTCGTCGATTACGGAAACCTGTACTCCTGGTGATGTTAAAGCCATTTTAGTTCTCCTGTTAGCATATTACAAGTATTTATACCAAAACGCATAAACCTATGGTATAACTACGGTGAAAAAGGGATCAAAAAGGGCAGGTAAATACATATATGAGACCTTTATGTGAATGTGGACAGAAACCTGTAGCAATCAACTACTACAAGAAGGGCAAACCTTTCTATCGAAGCAAGTGTGAGTCATGTGTTAGGCATGGCAAGCCACGTACCGCATATTCCAAGTACAAACAGTCAGGCTATACTAAAAAGAACGAGTGTGACAAGTGTGGGTATAAAAGCAAACACAAGGAACAATTTTCAGTCTACTATGTAGACGGTGACATGAACAACATCAGGTTTAGTAATCTAAAGACCGTGTGTGCTAATTGTAGTAAAATTATATATAAGGAAGGGTTTAAGTGGAAACAAGGAGATCTCGTACCTGATCTGTAAGATCGTTAACGGTCTTGTTATTCTCAATAATCTGTGTAAATTTAGTTTGTGCCCAAGCCCATTCACTAGGGTGTACTTCTTTAGGCTCTGTTCCATAGTCCCTGTAGTCTACAAACCATTGCGGATCATCACCACGTTTTACACGCCATACTTGACCTTTGATCTCATATAGCATTTTAGCTTCATTAGGGAAACGTACATCTGGTATAACAAAGTTCTTGCCGGGATTGTCTAGTATTTTCTTCTTTGTTAGGCTTACCCATATACCATCGTAAAATCCATCACGCATACATTCGGTACCAAACAGTTGTAATACTAGCCTAGGTGTAATTGTTTCACCAGTTTCTTTTGACCAATACTCGTCAACTTCTTCTCTCCATGCTCTGCTTTCATCGGTTTTGCCATCTAGTAGCTCACGGTCCCAATCAAACATAACACTCACAGAGTCTTTAAGTTTGTCAGCAAAGCTGATCTTTTCAAAATCATGTTTTCTAATCAAATAATCAGCAATAGTATCTTTGCCCGATCCAATAAGTCCGCAGATTCCTACGATCATAGAAGTTTCCTTTCTTTAAGTATTAATATATGTATGTTACTATAGATTTATCTAAAAGTCAAGCAGTTATTAGCCAATTGTGAAACCGTAGCCAACACCACCTGCAATCTGAGTCTGAAGCTCAGTATCAAGTTTTTCCATTTCAGCAATGGCTTCATTCTTAAGTGCATCACCGTTTAGTGTTGATCCACCCTGTGGTCCTGCTATAGTGGCAAATTTGCTTCTTGCTTCTCCAAGCATATACTTACAAGTAGCGAGTGCATAATCTTTGATCCACTGTTGGGCTAGGTAATCTTTTAATAATTCTGAATCTGGTCTATAGTTGTAGCAGTAAAGTAGTAATTCTTCTTCTGCTCTAGGGCGTTGTAGTACCATAAGTTCTTTTGTAGTAGTGTTCCATTTGAATTCAATAAATGAACCAAACATTCTTCCTACCAATTCTTGGTACTGACTGAACATATCATAAGTTGCTAATCCACCCATGTTAGTACTTGCTAAAAGATATGTGTTTGTGTATGCCAGGTTGAATGGTTCAAACAATGTACCACCATCTCCTCCACCTGATCTAGAACCAATTGATCTACGGAATATTTTTCTTACTTCAACTACTTCTTGA